TCCAATATGCCGGTCATGAAATGGCTCCATTACGGCGATCACGCCGTGGATCCATAACGCCGGTCAGACAGTGGTGCCTATATGCCGATCACGGAATGGATCCTATATGCCGGTCGGTGACATCCCCAGGTGCGGTCGGTGTTCTTCGTCTGCCAAAGATGCTCGAAGCCGTCGCGAAAGCAGGTCAGCGTTACACCGCATCGTTTGCGCTCCAAGCGGCAGAGTACGGCGAAAACCAAGGTCGCATCGTCGCGGTGCTGACAGGCCTAACCCCAATAGCGGAGATCGCAATTCCCCCTGCGCTCCGTCGTCAGCAACCAACCGCCTAACGGAGAGCTGCAATGGACGATATGGACGATGGCGGCGAAATAGTTTGCCCTGCTTGCGGTGCATCGCAGGATGCATTTGCCGCAGCAATGGAACAGGGCTTGGGTGAGGACGATGAAACCCAGTGTTTGTATTGCCGTGTTAGTTCGCCTGACGATGATTGGACGTCGGCATGACCCGCTTTCTCATCTGCATCAGCGAAGCAACCCCCTGTCCTCCAGCGGATCAACAGTGGTCCACCACCGCGGAGATTCTTGACCTTGCACAGTTCGGCGTTACCGCTCTGGAAATTGCAAAGGTCTTTACCTGGGGCTTCGCTGTCGTTCTGTTTGGCTTTTTCATGGGCTACCAGATAGGTATAGCACTAGGGCTTATTAAACGACTATGAGTTCACAGCCTGGACAGCGGCAAGCCGTTGTCTGGGGTGTCAATTCCGATACCGCTTTTCCCACTTCAATCTCGAAAGCTTCAAATGAAAACTGTATTCAAACGCGCCTATAGCGCAACCCAAAACGCATATGCCCGCGCTGGCGTGGCTGCATCGTTGGCCCTGGCTTCGGTAGCTGCTCATGCAGTCTCGCCACTCGATCCTATTCTGGATGCTGTGGATTTGTCCGGCATCGCTGTCAAGGTCGGCGCTGCTGCCCTGGTGATCGTCGGCATCGCCCTGGTCTTCAAAGGACCAGCATTGGCAAAACGCATCATCTCCAAGGTCTAAATACCATGGCCTCCGGCGCTCTTATCGCTCTTTTCTTCGGCCTCGTGGCCATGCTCGGTGGTTTGAGCGCCTTCTCTTTTGTTCTCGGCATCAAGGCGGTGGCATGAAAAAAACATTGGTGGCTTGGTTCGTTGTTTTGTCGATGCTGGTGCATCCGTCTGCTCACGCTGGCTACGCGCAACTCAAGCCACCTTCTGGCTGGTCGCAGGGCATGGGCGCCGCTGTTCCCGGCACGGCCGGTGTTTTCAACTTTGGGAACGCTGCCAACGGCGCGGCGTACCGAGGGGGAACTGTCCTGAGCAATGCATCCTTGAACGTGGGCGGAACTCTCGTGACGATGCCTGTGGCGATGCGCTACGCTGCGAACGCGGGTGCCGTCGCTTCAACGTTCTCTTTCAATAATCCGTACCTATTCGCTGCGCTTGCGGTCGGCTCTGTTGTGATGCAACACTACGCATCTGAGGGGTTGACTGTTAAAGATGGTGTGTGGAAAAAAGCCGGTTCCGCAACGTTCAACTACTATGAACAGTCCGGATCATTCGGTAGGCATTCATCGCAGGCTGAGGCTGGCCAAGCATTTGCGGCTGGCCGTTCAGCACCGCCATACGCTGTGTTTCAATTCAGGTCGTGTTCTGGCGACCTGGATGGTGCAGTCTGCACTCTAGGACTTGAAAATGATCCGTCGTACAGGGAAAACTTCACAGTGCGCAAAGTTCAGAGTGGGGGGAGCAGCGCAGAGCGGAATGCCGTGCTCTATGATTTCACCCCATTGCACTCGAAAGCAATGCCTATTGGGCTGCCTGAGATGCTACCGGTTGATTTGCCTATAAAGCTTCCGGTTATTAACCCAGACCCCAACATCCTTCCTCAGCCTGAGCCTGCGCCCGATCTTGTGCCGCGTCCAATGTGGGTGCCGACTGGGGACCCGGTGAAGAACCCTAATCCCGAACGGGACGCGGCAGGAAACCCGTTACCGCTACCGAACGGTGAACCGAATCCTAACGCAAAGCCTGACACTTGGACACAACCAGGCGTTAAGGTCACGCCATCCCCAACGCCCAGTAATCCATGGCAGGTCGATGTAGTGTCAGACCCTAAGACGGGGACGACTTCGCAGCCGAACGTGGCACCTGAGACAAAAGCACCGACTGAGAAGCCGGAACAGGACAACAGTTTCAATGACACCCCGTTGCCGCCAATACCCGACCTCTACACGCGCAAGTATCCGGACGGCATTGTTGGCGTTTGGAATTCCAAAATCGCGGAGATAAAAGAAACCCCGTTGTTTGCGCTTGGCAAGAATTTGATGCCGACACTGCCCACTGCAGGTACGTGTCCACATTGGCTAGTGCCGCTGGACTTCGGCAAGCTTGGCCAGTTCGGATCAGGTGACGTATCGCCTCCGTGCTGGGTGTGGGATTTTGGTAAGGTCGTGATTGTGGTCTCGTCGCTCCTGTTGGCGCGGCGGCTGATATTCGGGGGATAAATCATGGGTGCTTTTTTTTCAGCGTTGCTCGCCAAGTTGACAGCAATTGTTGGCTGGTTTGGCGCTCTGTTTGCAAAGGTGTTTGTCGCGCTATGGGATTTGCTGCGGGATGTCTTGACGTGGCCGGTTGAGCAGTTCCTGGGATTGGCAAAATCAGCATTAACTGGTATCGACACATCGGCCATGACCGACAATCTGTCTGCGTGGGGGTCGCTCCCGGCAGAGGTGTCCAACGTGATGGGATTGCTCGGAGTCGGTACAGCTTGCACGATCATTGCGGCGGCAATAGCCATTCGCATCGTGTTGCAACTAATTCCATTCACACGGCTCGGCTCATGATTAACGGATTAGAGGGTATTCCGGGTTCTGGGAAGTCGTATGAGGCCGTGGTGTTTCAGGTCCTCGAAGCGCTCAAAACAGGCCGTAAGGTCATCACGAATCTTCCGCTGCACGTCGACCAGTTCGTGGCGATCGACCCGGCCTATGCGCCGTTGATCGAAGTCCGTACAAGGACGAAGCCCGTTATTGGCACATGGGACGCCAACAGGGTAGATGACAAGGGCACTGGAAGCGCTTTTGAGTTGTTTCCAGAAGGGCAGATTCCGATTCCCGCGCCTGTGGAGTTAAGCGTGTTTGAACACGTTTGGGACTACTACGATACATGGCGGCACACGGACGGGCGTGGACCCTTGTTTGTGATCGACGAATGTCACGTCCCGCTCCCGCAAGTGGGCACGAAAAAAGAGGTCATTGAGTACTTCAAGCTTCACCGTCACTTTAACGTCGACGTGTTGCTGATGACGCAAAGTTTCAGGGACATTAATCAACCGATAGCACGGCTTACGGGCATGCTTATTAAGGTCCGCAAAGCCGACATATTGGGGCGCAAAGAATCCTACATTCGGAAGGTCCATGCGGGTTATCGCGGCGCTGTAATCAGCACGGACGAACGCAAATACCAACCGCAATTCTTTTCGCTATACAAAAGCCACACGCAAGGATCAAGCGTCACAGAAGCATCAGCCACAGACGTAAAGCCCTTCATCGTCAAATTCAACCGCTTCAAGTACCTCTGGATTGCGGGTACCGTTGTGTACGCCATTTATGCATTCTGGCCAACGGCTGAAAAGCCAAAAGCTTTGGTTAGGGCAATTCCAATTCAGGCGGAAATTAAGCAACACGTCACTAGCATCCCAGTTACAGAATCAAAAGACGCAAAGACAGCCGCGTCAAATAGCGCAGAGCTGCCATTGGCTGAACCTGAGCCTGACCTGTTGGCCAGCAAAGGGGTGCACATTGTCGGATGGGCAAAGTACAACGGGCAAATGGTCCATGCGTTTTCCATATCATCGGGCGGCCAGCGCATCTTCGAATTGCAAGAAGTCGATTTAAAGCAGGCTGGCTATGGCTGGAAGGGCCTAAGCGAGTGCATGGGGTACCTGACGTACAAAAAACAGACCAGGGCGGTCCTATGCGACGCGCCGATATTGAGCGCCGGGCATCAGTCCGCGCCCGTCGTCATCGCCGACGGCTCGCGCCGGTCATCTGCTCCGACCTCCGCAAGATGACCGTTACTGGTAGACGGATCCTTGTGGGGTATGGGGGGTCCCCCCCATGTTTGTCCGTCGATCATCCTGGACCCTTTGGCATCGCCGCTGTCGCCTTTGCTGTTCGTAGCGTCCAACCCCTCCTATTTTGTGCGCAAGGGCGGCAAGCGCGCCGGGGGGTCCCCGCGCAGCGGGGGAGCGGCGAGCGGTCCGCCTAATTTATTACTAGAACACTTTAAGAAATACGTCTAGAAAAAGGCTCGTTGTTTTAGGTATTCCGCAAAGCGGTTGAATTCTGAATTTCCGCAAAGCGGTTTGAACTCCGGGTTAACCCGCGTAGCGGTTGAATTCCGGCTCTGAAAAAGGTGAACCTCGCGAAGCTGCAAACTTCCGAGGTTCGATTGATAGCTAAGTAAAAGAGGTACTACCAATGGAACGCATAGTAGACGGTATTTTGTTTGAGGGCAAACCTATTGCCGATGCGTGGGAAGTGCGCACGTGGCAACAAAACGGTGTCATGGAGCGGAGTGCCCGTCAGCTCATGGAATGGCGCGAAATTGGTCCTGTTCCGCCTCTCGATGAAATAGACCTTATCCCATTTCGTTATACACAACTCCGCGCAGCCTGAAGTTCCTTGCAGAACCTGACGCCAGCGGCAAAGTCCAGGATGCGCTGCATGCCCAGCCAGATGGTTTTCACGCCCGGCTCACCGTCGCC